GAATACATGCTAGGTCGGGGCTTAGACCCGATCCCTGTATTTCACGCGGGGGAGGATATCAAGTACCTGCACCGCATGCTGGACATGGGCTGTAAATACATCGGTCTTGCGGCATCCATGCTGCCCAGCCGGCCGGAAAGTGATGCATGGTACGACTACGCATGGTCCCACCTAGTCGATCGCCACGGGGACCCCGTTGTTAAAGTCCATGCATTCGGCGAGGGCCGTCCGCATTGCGTGGTCCGCTATCCGTGGCAATCAGCGGACTCCGCAACCTGGCTTTATGCGGCGCAGCGCAATGCTATCATTTGGGTATCCTTGTTCGATCGTGTCGGAGTCATGCAACGCAACGATGGCAAGGGGCATGGGCATTTGAAGGATGTCCACTCGTTGAATGACCGGGACCGCGCGGTGTTCGATGACCACTTACGTGCCGTGGGGATCAATCCGGAACTGATGCGCGCATTAGAAACGGGAAAACAAGGCTTCCTGATCCGGACCTATCTGGCCGCCATCCCCTACCTCGCCATGCAAAAAATAGTGCGGGAGCGGCAACCAATTCGGCGCAGGGCCGGGGGCTTGTTCGCTCCCCCTGCATCCCGACAGGCGATCGCTCTGGACCCGTTCAATATGCACTTGGTCATTGGGAACAATACGGCATCGTATGTTGTGCTAGCCGAGTTGGAGCATATGAATGCCCTTTCCTCCTATTACTACATAGCCGGAACCAAAACGGTCGGGCATCATTCCGTTTTGCGCGACTACTGCATAAATCCGAAACAAGCCTGCATGTCCCACCCAAAGCTGGCCCAGCTTTGGGATGACCTGCAAAATACGCTACTCAAGAACATGGTATAATCCCATGATGAACTTCATCATCGACAGCGGGGCGTTCTCCGCCTGGCGCCTGGGCAAGCCTATCAATCTGGTGGAATATTGCGACTGGCTCCTGGCTAATCGGGAATGGATCACTTCGCACGTTGCGCTAGACGTGATCAATCCGAACGATCCGGAAGCGGCGGCGGCCGAGGGATGCAAGAACCTGGAATACATGCTAGGGCGGGGCCTCGAACCCATCATGGTATTCCATGTCGGAGAGGATATCAAGTACCTGCACCGCATGCTGGACATGGGCTGTAAATACATCGGTCTTGCCGCCCTGTCAGCCGATACGCAAGAGGCCGCCGCCGCCTGGTACGACTACGCGTGGTCACACCTCGTCGATCGCCATGGGGACCCCGTTGTTAAAGTCCATGCATTCGGGGACGGGAAACTGGCCAATATGTTGCGCTTCCCGTGGTATTCTGCCGACTCTTCTTCATGGATGCAGACCGCGGCCCGGGGAGGTTCCCTCACAATCAACGGGCGCGCGAAAGTATCCATGCGCCATGATGGGCTGGACCGCAAAGGATCGCCAGAAATCCGAGGACTAAAGGGTGCGGACTCGGATGCATTCGCCTCCTTCCTGCGGCGGCATAAGGTCAAGCCGGAAGCGCTGGAAGTGCTCGGCCCGCGCGCCTATGTTGTGCGCATCTACCTAGAGGCTTTGCAGTGGAAAGCCACGCAAGCCACGGTTCGCGCTGCGCAACCAATCCGCTATCGCGGCTCCGGGTTCTTTTCCGGAATGAGTAAACGTCCGCCGATTGAAGCGGAACCTTTCAATCTGCACCTGGCATCATCGGGGAACAAAAACGCATACGTCGCGCTGGCCATGGCCAATCATCCGAATATGTTGGAGTCGTATTTCTACATCCGAACGGCCAACAAAACATCCGCGCTTGGCTTCCTCCCGGAATACCAACAAGACCCACGAGGGGCCTGTATATCATCAATGCACTTCGCTGACATGTGGAACCGGCTAAAGGATAGCATCTATGAATAGTAATGATTTCGCCGAGGCGCTGGCCCCCTTTGGCTTGTTGGCCAACCGCAACGCCTTGTCCCCCGTGTATCGTTCCATCTTCCTCGCGCCAGGCCTGATCACCGGGGCTTCACAATTCGGCGTCTTGGAGGCCGCCATTGACGCGCTGGAAATCAAGGATGCCGAGGGGGCGGCGGCTACCGCAACGGTCAGCGCAGCGTCGCTGATTGCAATAAGCAAGTCGCTTCCTCCCGACGAAGAACTGGCATTGGTGGTCAAGTCGGGCGCCCTGCATTGGGAATGCGGCTTGGCGGCTGGCCGGATCGCACTGGCGGGGTCCGAGGTCGTTCTGCCTTCCGTGGCTTCCGTTACGCAAGAGTTTCACATGCCCAACATCCCCGCCGAGCCGCTCCCCGCGCGCATGCGCAACGAGTTGGCTGATGTTCTTTTGCTGGGCGCCCTGTCGTGTGGTGCGGCTTCCCTGGCCAGCGCGGGCTTGTTCGGTGTTGTGATCGACAACCGGGAGACCTGTTCCATCTATGCGTCCGACTCTGTAACGCTTTCGCGTTGCTTGTGGCGCGATAGCGTGCCGGGGTTCCCGGATATCACGGTTCTATCCCCGGAAGCGGTCAAGGTCTTGTGTGCAATCCTGAACCATCCGGCCGCCGGGGAACGGGCCGACCTGCGCATCGTGGAAAACAAGTTGGTTCTGTATCGGGGCGGACCGTTCAGCCTGGCTTTGCGCCCCATTCCGCCCTTGAAACAGGACTTGCGGGACCTGTTTCAGACTTATTCGGAAGCGGCTGATGTCGTTTCCCTCCCGCAAGCATCTATCGCGACTTTTATCAAGCGGGCGACTGCATTGGCCGAGGCGAAGGGGGCCGCGCATGTTACGCTGGAAGTGGCTGATGGCGCCTTGTCGCTTTCTTTCGAGGATGCAACGGCGGCGGCCGAGGAATACTACTTGGTCGATGGGATGGACTCGGCGTCTGCCGGCCTCCCCGCCATTTCTCTGGATGCAATTCGGCTGGCGCGCGCTCTTGCTCATAGTGATAGTATCGTACTGGATCATCTAGAGCGCGGGGTCCTGGTCCTGTCGGGGAAGGCCCCGCCGTTCTCCTATGTGATCAGCGGCCGCCGTTGACTTCCGCAATCGCAACGAAAGGAAAGTATCATGAACGAGCCGAAACAAGAGTGCGGGCGCCTTATTCTGATCCCGACCGTGACCGGTGATGGGGAGTTTCTGAAAGCCCACCTGGCGCGCCCCGGGGCATCCCTGCTCCATCTGGGTTCCTTGCGCATGCTGCCCGATGGGAAGAACGATCGGCGCCGCGAATTGTTTGTGGTCCTCATGCAAGATTGCGCCGAGGAACTGCTATCCGCCGGGAAGGTCGCAAACGAGTTTGACTGGGGCGCGGCCCGTCCCTATTCCGAGCCGCAGGTCGTCGCTTTCCCGTAGCCCCCGCGCATCGCCATACTTCACCGCCTGGCCGCCCCTACACGTTAGCGCTGCCTTCCCCCCAGGGGAAAGCGTTACAGGGGTCCAGGCGGTGAAGTATCTTGAAGGGGCCGCTATTGTAGGGAGAGACGTGCTATGGGCTTTTTTCCGGAAGCTGATGCAATCCTAAACCGCACGAAAAACGCGGACGATGCTGATAAGCCGAACCGGGAACGAACGAAGGCGGGGAAATCCTCCAAACGTGACTACTCCGGAATGGCGCGCGGTTGTGATAGTTGTTCGCTGCGCAACAATTGGAACTTCATCACCAGTCCGAAAATGGGACTATCCGGAAACACAAAGGACCCGGACATTCTGATCCTGGGGGAAGCCCCAGGCGAGGACGAGGACCGGGAGGGCATGGCTTTCGTTGGCGACTCTGGGCGCATGCTGCATAAAGTCATTCCGGGGCGCGAGACCCATCGGGTCGCATTCCAAAATACAGTCCGCTGCCGACCAAGCAATAACGCGACTCCATCGGATCGGGATGCGCATGCATGCAGTATCTTCCTGGAGGAAGATCTAAATCGGTTCGATTTCAAGGCGATTATCGGGGTCGGGAGCATCCCCTTGTCCCGCTTCTTCCCCGGCCAGGCGGTCACGCGTATCCACGGGATCAAGTTTCCCGTGCGCATCGGGGACAAGGTCCTCTGGTACTACCCCGTATTGCATCCATCTTTTGTCATCCGTTCCGGGGGCGATCGTTCCTCCGCCGCGTTCCCGGTGCTCCGTTCGGACATCAAGCGTTTCTTTTCGGAAGTGGATCGGTGGGGAACTCCCCGCATATACGAGCCGCCATCGGCGCGCGGGGAAGTCATAGAGCCGCGAAGCGAGGAAGAAGCGGAAGCGCTGGTCGCCGGAATGAAAGGGGACCCGGCGATTGATTTGGAGTCGAGTTGCCTGCGCCCCTACTTACGCGGCTCGCGCTTGCTGACTGCGGCGATCAGTGATGGCACGACTACCATTGCGTTTCCGATCGACCACCCCGAGGCGAGCCCACTTTGGGGACTGCGCTTTCTCTTACGCGTTGCATCTACTCGCCGCTGGATTGCGCATAACGCAATTATGGAGCTGACTTGGTTGTTGCATAAAGCGGAACAAGCGGGCATTCCGTTTGTTCCCGCACCGTTTGATGACTCCATGGCTTATGCGCGCATCTATCACCAGCGGGAAACGTTGCTCGGGCTTGAAGCCCTTTCACGCGTGCACCTGGGGATCAATGTAAAGGGCGGCCACACAGTCAATCTAAAGGCCATGGCGGACGAACCGTTAGATAAGATATTACCTTACAACGGGGACGATGCTTGGGCCTCCGCAATGATTGTGCGCATGTTGAAAGGAAAGGCGCATGAGGAAAGTTACCAACGCTTGCTAGGGGGCATCCGCAGCACCGCGCAAATGGAATTGATGGGCCTCCCCCTCGACGAAGATTGCGCATTGTCCCTAGAGAAATCCTGGGGCGGGAAGGCGGAACGGATACGCGCGGAGTCTTCGCAACTATACGAGGTGCGCCAATTCGAGGATCAGAAACAGATTGAGTTTAATATCGCATCAAACGATCACGTCGGGCAAGCATTGGTCGAGTTCGGAAGGATCGACCTCCCCAAGCTGGGCAAGGGCTTCTCGACTGATGATAAGGCTCTAAACGAATTTGCCGAGGGGAACCCCTTGGCTCGGAATACGCTGGACTTCCGGGAGGCTACCCGGATGAACTCGACATATGTGCAACCTGTATTGTTTGCGATCCGGAACCACGATGATGGCCGGCTACATCCATCATACAGCACCATGCTTACGGCTACGTTGCGACTTTCCAGCGACGGCCCGAACATCCAGAACTTCCCGAAACGCCGCCACCGTGAATTGCGCCGCCAGATCGTCGCGCCCCCTGGGCATATCATCGTTTCGTTTGACTACGGACAATTGGAGGCCCGCATGTTCGCCATGGCTTCCAGCTGCCGGGGGCTTTGTCCCGCGGTCATAAAGCAAATCGACATACATTCAAAATGGCGGGACCGCGCACTACAAAAATATCCACGTTACATCGACCGCCTGGCCGAAAAGACCAACGAAACGGAAGAAGCCAAGATATTGAAGGGCGGGCGGGATATCATCAAAACTGATTTCGTCTTCGCTTCGTTTTTCGGCTCGACCGCGGGTTCCTGCGCCAATCGCACGGGTATGCCCCTTGCGATCACGCAAGAATTGCTGGCGGAGTTCTGGCGTGAATATCCCGGAGTGGAAAAATGGGTCAAGGCCCAGCGCACCCTTTACAACGATACCGGGAGCGCAATGTTGCTCACCGGGGTTGAGCGGCACGGCATCTTGTGGGGGAATGAGCCGCTAAATACACCAATCCAGGGCAGCGCCGCGCAAATAGTCATCGCCTCGCAAAACGACTTGTGCGAATTGGCTATAAAGGAGAAAGACCCCTACCTGTTCCCGCGCATCAATATCCACGATGACTTGACCTTCATTCTTCCGGACAATACGGAGCGGGTATATGAATACATGGAAATCATTGCGGAAAGATTGACTGCCATACGATTTGACTTTCAAATCGTTCCGCTTATGGTGGAAGCGAAGATTGGCTACAATTGGGCCGATCTTGAAGAAGTCACGACGTTTACAGGACCTTACATCCGATAGGAGGACTAGGGGAATGGCTGACGATCGCAACGAAAAAGTCGAGGTGGAGTGTGTAGTAGTGCACGAAACGGATGCCGCATGGCTACTTGATGTCGGCGGCGACAACAACGTTTGGGTTCCGAAAAGCATCGGAACCCTGGAACACCACGTACTGACCTTGCCGCGGTGGCAAGCGGAAGCGAGAGGATTGGTTTGATGCGCAGCAATGGGCCGACAAAGGCCGCGACATGAGCGGGTCCCTTATCACGAAGTACCGCCCGATCAGTTTTGGCGAAATGATCGGGCACGAAACGGTCATCGGTGCGCTTGAACGGGTGCTTGCCCAGGATACGCGCCCGCATGGCTATCTGTTCAGTGGGCCGTCCGGCATCGGGAAAACGACTCTGGCGCGGATCAGTGCGACCCAGCTAGAAGCGGAGGTCGATGAAATCGACGCGGCCAGCAACAGTGGCGTTGATGCCATGCGCACGTTGGTCGAGAGCGGCCATTACATGTCTATGAGCGGCGCTGGCCGGCGCATGATTATCATTGACGAATGCCACCGGCTTTCGCGCAATGCATGGGACGCGGTACTCAAGACTTTGGAGGAACCACCGGAGCATCTGTTCTTTTCCCTCTGCACAACAGAACTCGACAAGGTTCCCGAAACGATCAAGACGCGCGTTTACCACGTTGCCTTGCGCGCGTTGCCGGCTCCCGCAATTGAGGACTTGCTGGTTACGATTGCGGACTTGGAAGGCTGGGACGTTCAGCCGGACATTTTCCAATTGGCGGTGTCGGCCGCGACTGGCCAGCCCCGCAAGGCGATAGCCATTCTGCAACAAATCCACGACTACAAATCGCGTGACGAGGCGAAACGAGTCATTGCGTTGGTCGAGGCATCGGACCCGCTGATTGAGTTGATGCAGCACTTGGTCAGCGGCAAGCGCTCCTGGAAACAGGTGCGGGCTATTCTCGAAAAGATCGACGCGGGGGACTTTGAGGAAGCCGCCCTGCCCACCGGCCGCTACCTCCTGACGGTCCTGACTCGGACCGATGATGAAAAGAAGGCGCAAGCCATCTGGCAATTGATGGAGGCGTTACTGTTTCCGGCCAACACCTTTGATCGCAAGGTGGCTTTTGTGACCGCGGTCGGGCGAATGATTTGGGGAGCGTAACTACTATGTATGCGATTGAAGCCTATTCGCGCTTAAAGTCCCGCCTAGCCATCGACAAACTCCGGGTCGAGGACGAATTGATGGAAACGCCATCAATGGTGCAGGAAGCGGCTGAACACACCGGCGAGGCCATCCAGATACGGGACGCCCTCAAACACGCCCTAGATATTGCGACCGCGGAAGGAATGCGCGAATTGCGGCTCGGGGAGGAAAAGCTGTCGGACAAGAAGATGGAAGCGGAGGTCATGTTGCTCCCATCGGTGCAGGAAGCGCAAGTCGCGTTAGAGGATGCGAAGCGCGACGCATTCATCTGGTCGGCCCTTTGCGACAGCATGCGCGATAAATCCAGCGCCTTGCGCCGTATTGCGGAAATGATCGTTTCGGGCTATATGACTTCGAGTTCCGTATATGCGGAACGTAAACAAGAAATGAATGACAAACGAAAGGAAGGTGGCGGACCCGAACGCTTCAAACGCCGGCCGGTATAGATAGGAACATGGAAGACCAAACCCTCATTCATGCGCTTTTGCAATCCGGGATACTCCTAGTCGGGCTTTGCATCCTTGGGGGCCTTTTCCTTGTTTACCTCTGCGCCAAACTTATTACGTTTGGTGTCCTGCAAGCCCGCGAAGACTGGAACAAGGCGCGGCGATCCCGCCCACCGTGTAACAACATGCACAAGGAGCGTTAAATGGCTTTCCGATACAAACCGCGAACCGCCCAGGCCGTTGAAAAGCGAGCCACGCAACAGGGGGGCGACTTCCTCGGCTTCATCGGCGACGACTTCAAGATGTATCAGTCCCAAAAGGGGGACAATTTCGTGCGCATCCTTCCCCCCACCTGGGATGATGCCGAACATTACGGACTCGACGTGTGGGTGCACTATAACATCGGGTCCGATGGGGGATCGTTGCTCTGCCCGATCAAGATGGGGCACGACACCCGCTGCCCCATATGCGAAGCCTCCGCGCGCGCCGGTCGTTCCGGGGACGATGAATTGAAGAAGGAACTGGCTCCCAACAAGCGGGTGCTGGTTTGGATGCTGGACCGGAAGGACGCGAAACTCGGCCCGATGATTTGGTCAATGCCCTGGACCCTTGACCGGGACGTTGCGCGGGTTTCGCGTGATCCGCAGACCGGCGAAATCTTCATGATTGACGATCCGGAGGAAGGCTATGATATTTCCTTCGAGAAGTCGGGGGAAAAGATCACAACGAAATACGGCGGGGTTCAGATCGCGCGGCGGGCTTCCTCGGTCGATCCGGACTTTATCGACTTCATCGTGGAGTTTCCGCTGCCCTCGGTTCTGGTCTACAAGGAATACGACGAAATCCAGAAATTGTTTGAGGGGGGCGGACCTCCGGAAGATCGGGGCGCGCGCGATGATAAGCGCGGGCGGAATACTTCACGCGAGGAACCCCGCCACGATGATCGGGGACGCTCCCCCCGCGAGGATGCGCCGGAACGGGATACACGGCGAAGTGATCCCCCGCGCGATGATCGCCGCGATGATCCCCCGCCCCGTGATCGGGACCCGCCCAGGGACGCGCCCAGGGGGGATGCAGGGGCAACCGCGGGCCGCTGGCGTCCGGGGGCAAAGAAGGATACGCCCCGCGATGATGAACCGCCGCCCCCTCGGGACGAAGACTACGGTGCGCGGGAAGATGATCGCCGCCGCGATGATCCCCCGCCCCGTGACGATCGGCGCGATGATCCCCCGCCCCGTGACCGTGATGATCGCCGCGACGATCCTCCGCCCAACAAGTCCGGCGGGGCCTCCCGGGCCGAGGAACTGCGCCAGCGCTTCAAGCGCTAACCCAGCGTAACAACCTCCCCGCCCGGGGCAGCCTGGGCGGGGTTTTCGTTGCTAGTCCGCGCAATGGACAGGAGCCAGGCACATGAGTGATCGGGTGCGCATTGATCCATCAAAATTGAAGAAGCCGAAGCCCGTGGACCAGGGGCCGCCCGCCGGGTTCATTTCCTCGGGCTGCACGTTGCTGGACTGTATGCTTGGGGGCGGCTGGGGAATAGGGCGCGTGGTCAATCTGGTCGGGGATAAGAGTTCCGGCAAAACGCTGCTAGGCATTGAAGCGTGCGCCAACTTCGCAAAGCAATTCAGCGCGAAAGACATTCGTTACGCGGAAGGGGAAAGTGCATTCAGTCTTGATTACGCGCGGTCGATCGGCCTCCCCATGCAAGTAATCCCCACGGAACCGGGAGAAATCACAACCGTTCAGTCCTTCTATAATGATTTGTCTGGCTTCTTGAAGGGCCGGAAAGGAAAGACCCCGGCGCTCTACTTGCTGGACTCCCTCGACTCGTTATCGGATGATGCCGAAATGAACCGGGAGTTTGGCGATAACACATACGGAACGAATAAGGCCAAGGATATGTCGGAACTGTTCCGGCGGATCAATGCTGAAATGGCCGAGGCCAACTGCACCTTATTCGTCATTTCGCAGATACGCGATAAGATCGGGGTCACGTTTGGAGAAAAGAAGACCCGGTCAGGAGGCCGCGCCCTGGACTTCTATTGTTCGCAAGTCGTTTGGCTTGCGGAAATAAAGAAGTTGCAGCGCCAGGTGATGAATGCAAAGCGAGTCATCGGGGTGGAAGTCCTCGCGAAGAACCGGAAAAACAAGCTGGCCATTCCATTCCGGGAGGCCGAGTTTACCTTGATGTTCAATTACGGCGTCGATGATGAAGTTTCGATGTTGAATTGGTTGCACGATCACAAGGCCGAAAGCGAACTGGACCGCGGGGAAAGCGGCCTCCCCATTACCGTTGCGGAAATGCGCAAGGAATTGACAACGGCCCGGGAAGATCGGGACCAGGAAGCGGTGCAGGTCATTCGCGAGGTCTTGAAGGAAGCCGTCCGCGCGCGATGGGCCGCGATTGAAGAAGAATTGCGCCCCCCGATGGCAAAGTATTGAGCCATGAAAGCGGGAGGGGGGCACGCCAAGGGGGCGCGATGGGAGCGCGAAGTGGGGAAATCCCTTTCGCTTTGGCTTACCGCTGGTGAGCGCCCTGATATCTTTTCGCGGAACGTTCTGTCTGGCGGAGCGTTTACCGTCGCAACAAAAGCGGGAAAAACCAGTAGCCGTATGCCCGGGGACTTGATGGCGGCCAATCCGCTGGCCTTTGCTTTCCTGTCTCGTTACATGGTCGAGTGCAAGCACTTAAAGTCGCTTTCCCTTGAGTACTTCATTTTGGACGCGGGGCGGTCCTCCCCGCTTATGCGCATCATTGACTTATCACGCAGCCAGGCGCGGGTCGCGGGAGTAGAGTTCTTCATTGTGGCCAAACAAAACCAGCGGGACCCGTGCGCAATCGTATCGGTCCCCACGGGGAGGAAACTCCTTGCAGCGCACGGCAAGTCTGGTCGCTTTGTCGTTCCTCCGGTATATCATGTCCTACATCGCGAGTCCCTCATGATGTTTCGATTTGGGGACTTGCTTGCGCATGCGAAACCGCACCTGTTTCTGGAGTAAACCACGATGGCCAAGTCCGCTAAGGGCAATCCCGACGACATCATCATCACAAGCGACTGGCATCTGACCGATGGGCAGTCCGACCAATATCGTTGGGAGGTGTTCAGTGCGCTCCGCAACGAATTGGATGCGGACCCATGCGCGCGGCTTTTTATCCTGGGGGATATCGCAGACCGCAAGGATCGGCATTCCTCTATCCTGGTCAATCGCCTTGTGGCTGAATTGGTCGCCTTGCTGGATCGGCCTTTGGCTCCGGCAATCACGATGCTGATTGGTAACCACGACACGCCCTTGGATGGCCCGCCCTTTTGGTTGTTCTTGAACAGCATCGGAGTCGAGGTCGTGGCGGCCCCTACTTTGCTCGGGGACGCATTATTTCTTCCCCATGCATCTGACCCCGCCGAGGAATGGAAGAAGGCCCTACGCTTGAAGTACGGGGCCATCTTCATGCATCAAACGGTGACGGGGGCGGTCGGGGAAAACGGAACGGCGCTCCGGAACGATAAAATGCCCAAGCTGCCGAATGTCCCCATCTACTCCGGCGACTTGCATGTGCCGCAAACAGTCGGCCCCGTTACCTACATCGGTGCGCCGCATCCTATCAAGTTTGGGGACTCCTATCCGTGCCGGATGTTGCGATTGACTGATAAATTCGTCATTCGCCGGGAAATCCCCCTGGCCCCTATTCGGAAACTGATGCTGGACGTAACGAGCCTGGCCGAATTGCGGGAAGTGGCTTGCAGGTCGGGGGATCAAGCCCGGGTGCGGATCAGTCTGGATGCCCAGGAAGCCGCGAATTGGCCCGACGTGCAAAACGAAGTCAATATGTGGGCCTATGAGAACCGAGTCTCGCTGGCTTCCGTGGAAATAGCAGTGAAGGCCGCGACGACCAAGGCTACATCGGAGCCGGCCGCCCCTGGGGAAGTCACGCCATTTCTGCGCCCGCAAGAACTGCTCCGCTTGTTTATCCAGGAGGAAGATATCCGGGGGCATATGCAGACCATCGGGAAGAACCTGCTAAAGGAGGCCATGGGATGACCTTGTTTGGTCCGATCAATGCGGCAACCGCTATCATATCGCAATGCGGGCGATACCGTTACGCAATGACTCGGCATTGGGCGCCGGAGCGTTTGTTTAAGGGCCAGCCCTGGCTTTGGATCATGCTGAACCCCTCGACTGCGGATGCCGATAAAGATGATGCCACGGTCCGGAAGTGCATCCGATTTTCGCAGGCGGGGGAGGCCGCAATGTTAACCATTGCGAACCTCTACGCGTTCCGGAGCCGTGATCCGGTTCGCCTGCGAAAATTGATAGATCCAATCGGTCCGGAAAATGACCGGCATTTGGGGGACTTGTTCCGCCAGCATCGTTTAGCCGATGGGGTCCTCATTTTCGCCTGGGGGCATAACCATATGGGAGAGGCCGGCCTGGCGCGCATAGCGGAGGTCCGCCGGATGGCCGGGGCCGCGCATCTGACTCCGTATTGTTTCGGGTATACACAAGCGGATGCGAAAGCCCCTCGGCAGCCCCGACATCCCCTTATGCTTTCCTACGCGACTCCGATTGAACGTTACAACCCATAATAAGGGCTTCCGCGCATGCTCCGCCGCATCGAATTGGTCACGCTGGTCTTACACAACTTCCGATCGTTCCGAAAGCTGACAAAGATCGACCTGACTCCGACTTCCGGACTTAAATTCATCACGGGAGACAACCAGCTTGAGTCGCGCATGGGAGCAAATGGCGCGGGAAAGTCAACGTTATGGGACGCGGTATGTTGGAGCCTATACGGCACGTCCGTTCGGGGGCTTCGCGCTTCTTCGCTGGCTTCCTGGGGGGAAAAGCAAGCCAAGGCCGGTGTTACCTTGCTGGTCGATGGGTCCGAATTTATCATTGATCGGACCGGAGGGCCGGAGCGTATATACATCAATGGTCGGGAAAGCGACCAAAAGGCCGTTAACGATTTGCTCGGGCTTTCCCGCGCGCAATTCCTGCAAGCGGTTCTATACGGGCAACAAGTCCCTTTGTTTGCCGACTTGACCGTTCCGGAACGGGGCGCATTGTTCGATGAAATGCTAGACTTGACCATATGGAACAAGGCCGCTGACCTGGCGGGCAAGAAGCATACAGAGGCGACCAAGCAACTACAAGAATTGGATACGAACCGCGCGTACCAGAAAGGGCTACTGGATGGCCTCCCTAGCGTAGCGCAATTGGAAGCCGAGGCCGCTGACTGGGAAACGAAACAAGGCCGGTTACTGGATCAGGCGATTGATGCGGTCGAGAAAGAAGAAAAGGAACTGACCCGCCTTAGCGAAGTCTGGCGCCGGGAGCGGGCGTTGGTCGCTGGTCTCCCGGACCTGCGCCACATGCAAAACCAGATAACGACTCTGCACCGACAACGCGGGGCTTTAGAGTCGGAGTTTCAACGGCAGCACGAAGCCCTAACGGAAGCGACTCGACTATCCACTTTCTTCCGGACTACTAAAGAATGCCCCACATGCAAGCAAACCATCAGTTCTATGACCGCGCACTCTCACATGCGCACTTCGCAGGATACAGAAAGCCGGCTTAAAACGACTATGAAACAGAACGGAACGGCATCAAGCGCCCTCCTGCAACAAATCAACGCGCTGGAAGCCGATCATGGTAAGGAGAGCCGCACGCGAGACTTTCGGCTAACGCAACAAGTCCAGGCCGAAGCCGCGGTGCATGCGCAGCAACGCGTGATTGACTCCCTGGTGAAACAAACGGAAGACCTTGCCCAGTCTGCTAATCCGCATGCGCATCGGATAACGACTCTGGCTGAACAGGCCGCACGGATCAAAGCGGACCTGACCGCCACCGAAACGGCGCAGAACCGGCAACGGGCCGACATCATTTATATGGACTTCTGGCGGCAAGCATTTAAGCGGATGCGCCTTTTCGTCGTTAAGCGGGTCTTGCTGCAACTTGAAATCGAAACAAACAATGCAGCCAATACGCTCGGCTTGCTGGACTGGCGCATCCATTTCAGCACCGAACAAGAGACCAAAAGCGGGACTATACGCCCCGGTATACATATCCTGATATCCTCTCCGGTCGATCGGGCGTTATCCGATGCGAAAGCCCCCGCCATCCCCTGGGAAGCGTGGTCAGGTGGGGAAGGGCAACGCCTGCGGCTGGCCGTTACCATGGGGCTATCTTCCATGATCCAGCGGCTATCGGCCGTTGATTATGGCTTTGAAATATGGGACGAGCCGACCGCATGGCTACACGACCTGGGTATACAAGATTTGATGGAGTACCTAAAGCAACGAGCCGACTCCGCAGGGCGCGCGGTATGGTTGTGTGATCACCGCGCACTGATCCATTCGGCTTTCGATGAAGTATGGTGCGTAACGAAGACCGAGGATGGTTCCTCGGTTGCTATGCTTTCGGCTTCTGCATCCTAAAGGAAAACAGCAATGCAACCAGTCCGCATATCCTGCACTCGTTATCACGACTTTTCGTGCGGCCATCGGGTGGTCGGGCATGAGGGGAAGTGCATCGGGCTGCACGGGCACAACTATCGTATCCATTTCGAGGCGGAGGCCCT